AGCAGGGAAAAGGCGTTAGACCATCCGCTGTACTTCCTGCTGCATAGTGAGCCGAACTCGGAGATGACCAGTTTTGTTTTCCGGGAAACGCTTATGACGCACTTGCTGTTGTATGGCAACTGTTACTGCCAGATCATCCGTGATGGCCGAGGGCAGGTAACAGCGTTATATCCCCTGATGCCAAATCAGATATCGGTCGACCGAGATGAAAAAGGCCAACTTTACTAAACTTATCTGCGCAGCGGCGAAGAAGCCGACACTATGAAAAAGGGCACTGTTTATCTACTGCCGGAGGATGTACTGCACATTCCGGCCCTCGGATTTGATGGGCTTGTTGGATACAGCCCCATCGCCATGGCAAAAAACAGCATCGGTGTAGGGCTTGCTTGTGAAGAATACGGTGCAAAGTTTTTCGCAAACGGTGCAGCACCCAGCGGTGTGCTGGAGCATCCCGGTACCATCAAAGATATCACCCGGCTGCGAGAAAGCTGGAACGCTATCTATGGTGGCAGTAAAAACGCTGGAAAAGTTGCAATTTTGGAAGAGGGTATGCACTATTCTCCGATTTCCATCTCTCCAAATGAGGCACAGTTCCTTGAAACGAGAAAGTTCCAGGTAGACGAGATCGCTCGTATCTTCCATGTGCCGCCGCACATGATCGGCGACCTGGAGCGCAGCACCTTCAGCAACATCGAGCAGCAGTCACTGGAATTTGTGAAGTACACTCTGAACCCGTGGGTCTGCCGCTGGGAACAGGCTTTGACGAGATCGTTGCTCAGCCCAAAGGAAAAACTGGAATACAGCATCAAGTTCAATGTGGACGGCCTGCTGCGCGGCGATTACCAGAGCCGGATGAACGGCTATGCGGTTGGGCGGCAGAATGGATTCCTCTCGGCGAACGACGTGCGTGAACTTGAAAATATGGAAAAAATTTCTGCTGAACAGGGCGGCAACCTTTATCTGGTCAATGGCAACATGATCAAGATGACGGATGCCGTCACGAACCCCAGAGAAAAGGACAGTGCGTAAGTGCTGACTTTATAGTACACCTTTTGAATCAAAATATCTACACCATAAGGAGATTTTTATGACAGTCAATGAACTTCGGGAAAAAAGAAACACTGCGTGGGAGAATGCTAAAGACTTTCTGGAAACCCACCGCATATCGACATGGTGCTGACGAAATCCATCAGTCGGTTTGCCCGGAATACGCTGGATTGCCTGAAATACATCCGTATGCTGAAGGAAAAGGGCATCGCGGTCTATTTCCAGAAAGAGAACATCAACACGCTGGACGCCAAGGGCGAGGTGATGATCACCATCATGGCATCTCTTGCTCAGCAGGAATCGGAATCCATCAGCAAGAATGTGAAACTGGGCATCGACTTCCGCAATAAGCAGGGAAAGGTGCAGGTGAACCATAACCGCTTTCTGGGGTACACCAAGGATGCCGAGGGGCACCTCATCATTGACCCGGAGCAGGCAGAAGTGGTAAAGCGCATCTATCGGAAATATCTGGAAGGTGCCAGCATGGATATGATCTGCCATGGACTGGAAGCGGATGGCATCCTGACCGGGGCAGGAAATAAGAAGTGGTACACCAGCACAGTTAAGAAAATCCTTACCAATGAGAAATACATCGGGGATGCACTGCTCCAGAAGACCTGCACCATCGATATCCTGAACAAGACCCGTGTGGCCAATAACGGCATCGCACCTCAGTATTATGTAGAAGATGACCATGAGGCCATTATCCCCAAGGAAATCTACATGAAGGTGCAGGAAGAACTGGTACGCCGCAGGAATGTGCAGGCAAGCCCCAGCGGTAAAAAGCGGATGTACAGTTGCACACACTGCTTTTCGCAGATGGTGGTCTGCGGAAGTTGCGGTGAAGTTTTTCGACGTATTCACTGGAACAACCATGGTTGCCGCTCCATTGTCTGGCGGTGCGCCAGCAGGCTGGAATAGAACGGTACAGTCTGCAATGCTCGGACAGTCAATGAAAAAGAACTGGAACAGGTCGTTTTGAAAGCCTTGAACGAAATGCTTGGTTCAAAGTCTACATACAAGGAGCAACTCCAGAAAAATCTGATGCAGGTCCTTCGGAATGACACTTCTGCCCAGAAAGACCGCATTGCAGAGCGGCTGCTGGTTCTTCAACAGGAATTGTTGAACCGTGCCAACAACCGGGAAGCCTACGATGATGTTGCCGAGGAGATTTTCCATCTGCGTGAACTGCAACAGCAGACCGATTCCGATGAGACCACTAAGGCCATTCAGATGGAGCGAATCAAGGAGTTGCAAGATTTTATCGGACAGCAGAGCAATGAGCTGACCGAGTTTGACGAAAAACTGGTTAAACGCTGGCTCCGGCAAATCACGATCTGGGATGACCACTACACCGTGGAGCTGAAGTCTGGACTGAGTATTGATGTGCCTGCGTGAAAAATGATGTGAGAGAAGAGAATAAGGATAAAAGATAAGCCGCCAGTGTACCGTGTGATTTTGACACATGATACGCTGGCGGCATTTTTGCTGCAGAATCAAAGCGGCAAATTATTTGTGGAGGTGTTTGCGATAGGCATGGCTATAACGGAATCTGACAATTCATAAACCATATCCCAGTCGATTAGAGTTCCGTTAATAATAACATCTCCGGTATCTAAATCTTCATGGGTGGCATCGTTTCCGTTTTGAAATTTAAGATCAAAAATGTGATAGCAGTGTACATCATGATGGAACTGTTTTTGCAAAGAATCGCCCCATTTCCGGAGATATAATAACTCTTTCCCAACGTTTTTTGTATTTAAAAGATAACGAATTACAGGAATGAGAGCTTCGTTAAAAGCCTGAAAAGCAACGGAAAAAGTTTTCAATAAATCAACGTTTTCCCCAGAATTGATCATATAGTCTTTGTCAACAGGCTTCCATTTATCGTATTCATTGAGGAGCTTTTGTACATTACAAGATATACCAATTCCAGTAGGAGAGTTGAATCCGTGAACGATATTTTGACAATGCTGGGAAACATTTCGCAGATGATATGTAAAAGCATACTCTGGATGTGCATTATAAGTAGCATGGGTGCTATCTTCAAAAACTTTTAAGAACTCAGATGTTTTACCATATTCTTGTTTGATTTTAGTTTCCATGTGGTCAAGGCAAGTTCTCAACTCGAACAAAAATCCCCGAACTAGACGCTCTGCGGTATGTAAGTTTCTCATAATATAATTGCTACTTGGGTTGGCACTGTAACTCCACTGAATCAAAGTGTCGAAAGAATCACTAACACATTTGCCCAAGTAGTAAAACTCTAAAGTCTCACTGATTATAGTAGATGAATTAAGTATTTTCTGACAAGTATCACTGTCGATGCCATCAATAAAGTTCGTCTTGTCATTATACATGTCTACTAAGTAGTACATAGATGCCTCCTAGATTAATAACATCCAAATCCTACACTGGATACCCCCAGATACCTGAGTTGCCGGATTTGCTGTTAGCACAAACATCTAATCAAGAAACTCAATTATCTGCTACCCCTGTGGCTACGATTTAGATATTGCCCAAATTCTCAAAAACCGCCCTCGACCTGTTTCCAAGGACGAAAACGGTTCAGATTGTAAAATGATGTCCAAACGATATTGAACGAATCACCGCACTATATTACTGGACTTTTGACATCAAGAGTACGCACTCCACATGGCTTGAGGGTTGCGTTTGTTACATCGTTTTGGTATAACAACTCACAACCTCGCAATGTGTCGTCGCTAGAATCGGAACACATGGATTCAGCCTCGTTAGAAGCATGGGAACACAAAACAGCAGGGGAGTGGTTCTCCTTGCTATTCTTGCGAAGCGGCTTGAAATTCTTGCCGTCCACGCTGTTCTTGAACCCGGTCTTGTAGACAAAGACAATCATGTAGGGGTCTTTGTTCCCATCACTATCATAACCGCCCACGATTACTTTTTCAACTATACTTTCAAAAATATGTCGGTCAAAGGTGTCCAGAACCTCATTCTGTTCAAGTGTCTGTCGGAACATGGCGACACGCTTGCGCATGGTAGTTTCGGTTTCGGCTGCATCTTGCAGGCTTTCACACTCTTTCTGCAACTGCTCAATCTGGCTGGACAGGTCTAAATACTTTCGGTCGTAGGTCTCCTTGTCAATGGTATCTTCAAGACGCATATCAACCAGCTTGTTTTTCTTGACTTCCAGAGCGTGAATGTCCTTTTCAGCTTTTGCAAGACGCTTGCCCGCGTTGCTTTCGGAAAGGGCTTCTTCCGTCCGTTTCATAAACTCGTCCAAAACATCCTTGTTGTTCTGGCACAAGAGGCGATAGGATTCTACAAAAGCCCGTTCAATCGTTCTTTCGTCAACACCCTTGCTCTCCGGGCAGAACTTTTTTCCTTTTTTGGTGGAAACGACACATTGCCAGATTGCTTTATTATATTGTGAACTGCTATGCCAACTCCTCCTTGTCAGGGTGCCACCACAGAAACCACATTCTATCATGCAGCTAAAAGCGTATTTCCGGCTGAACTTTTCACGTTTGCCGTCTACATTAAGGCTGCGGGGCTTTGCACGCCGCCGCAAAATTTCTTGGGCGGCTTCAAAGACTTCTTCCGAAATAATGGGCTCGTGGTGCTCACGAATATAAAATTGATCTTCCTCGCCGAAGTTGTACAGACGCCGTTTTGAAATAGGGTCAACGGTGAATGTCTTTCCTAACAAAATGTCGCCTTTGTATTTTTCGTTTTTGATAATGCCGATTACGGTACTGTCCGCCCATTTGGGACTGCCGCGTTTGGTTTTATAACCTAAGTTTTCAAGTTCTTTGGCAATAACCGAACCACCGGCACCCTCCGTGTATCGCTGAAAAATGTAACGGACAACAGCCGCTTCTTCTTCGTTGACGGTGAGGGTTTTGTCCTCTGGATTGTAGTCATAGCCTAAACAGCCCTGAAAACCGACCAGCTCACCGCGCTGCATTTTCATCTTCAAGCCCTTTTTGACATTCGCAGAAATATTTTCGACTTCCTGCTGTGCAACAGAACTTAAAATCACAAGGAGCAGTTCGCCGTCCATAGTAAGGGTGTTGATGTTTTCTTCTTCAAAAAACACAGCCACACCTTTATCTTTGAGCATCCGAACATATTTCAGAGTGTCAAGCGTGTTTCGTGCAAACCGCGAAATGGATTTGGTAATCACCATGTCCACGTCACCGTTCATACAGTCGTTGATTAACCGCTGGAAATCCTCGCGCTTTTTCACCTGCGTACCTGTGATAGCTTCATCAGCATAGATGCCTGCCAAAGACCATTGCGGCTTACTTTTTATAAGTTCGGTATAGTATTCGACCTGCGACTTGTAGCTGTTCAGCTGATCTTCGGTATCGGTGCTGACACGACAATAGGCGGCTACGCGCAGCCTTTTTTCAAAGTTTGTGCGCGCTCGTGGAGAGAGCGTGTTTCGCGCTTTAATGACTTCAACATCTTTCATGCTTGACCTCCTTGTTGAATGTGTTCCTTTCATTGCGTTAATCATAACGCCAATGCAACACAAAATCAAGAGGATAGTTCGGAAACCACACGATAATCTTTCATTAAGCGCTGCTTGATAAGGGAATACTCTCTATCGGTTATGAGCTTTCTTTCTAACAGCTGCTTCAAAAAAGCAAGCTGAATGCTATAACGTATCAAATTTTGTTCTTTCAAAAATATCCCCCTTTCACAAAATAAAAAATGAGCCAACGGACGGCTGCTGGCAGCAACCCACGGGAATCTCACCCCTGCATTCCTCATGCAGCCCTACTCATTGCCTGCGACGCTCTGAACGCTCGGACTTTGACGGTAAGGGAGTATCAGCCTGCCTGTATGTCATGGCCCACAAGCAGCCGCGCTTGCATTGCGGCGTGGTGGTGATCGCTCCACTTTTCAAAGAAAAGCATCGTGGCGCACCCGCCGTCCGGCTCGATACAGACAGCAACGTATCCGTTTGCCCTATGATGCACCGCCATTGTCCTGCGGGCATATTTTTCAAGGTGCTGTCCCGAAACGTGGAAAGGGTCAGACCGTTTCGGCTTTGGTTACAATAGAAGAAATCAGTTTGATTTCCAGATGGCGTTTCATGTACTCGTCTATGCACACATGAGGCTGACCGTGCTTGTCATAGAGAATGCCTGTACAGAGCTTGTTGATATAACCTCTGTAATGTCGCAAAACCTGTTCAACTGCATCGGTGTCCCCAGCGCAGGCAGAGCGAATCACCGAGAGCGGTAAAAACTCTCTGCTCGTGTGTTCATAGGAGTTCATTTACGCCTAACCTCCCTCCGGCAAGTGCGCCTTTAGCTTTTTTTGCAGCTCGTTCAGCGTTTTTGTCCGGTGGCGCTGTACAGCACTCCGGGACATTCCCATGAGGTCGCCAATTTCGCCATCGCCCAGTTCCAGAACGCAAAACAGAATCAGAATGCTTTGTTCTTGCTTTGGCAGAGCGGCAAACGCATTGGCAACAAGTTCATTGTCGATGTGCAGATCACAGCCGTAGGATGAAAATACAAATTCTTCACTTGGATAATGGTCTACACTCGTGAGCTGCCCCAGTTCTTCCATCGACAGAACGCTGAATGACTTTTCACGGTCAAGCAGACGTTTCTTATTTCGGTGATAGTTCCGGGCCTCATTTCGCAGCACCGCTTTGCAGAACGCATCGAATCGGTACTGTTCGCCATCGTTGCG